AAGTCTCAGCACTCTGCCCCGGCGGCTGACTGTGCTTGTGCCGTAATACATGGCGGCGGCGGTAATACATATATATGCCCGGCTGACGGCGCGTAATACATACAAGTCCGCAACCCCCGAGCGCATGGATAGCACATATACCCGGAGGGACCGGGACCGACTGATACATAAGTCCGCAACGGTCGGACGGACTTATGGTCCTTGGCAATACAGAATGGTCCCGGTCCGGACCCCCCTAATGCACAGAATGCCCGCACCCCCGGACCGGACCGGGCAGGGGGGTCGCGGGCGCGCGCGCGAGGGTGCGCGGTCCCATAGGCGCACCGGACGATTGTGTGTGCACCCCCGATTGCGACTGTGATACGCTACCCCCGTTGACACCGACCGGACCGGGACCGGGCGCATGGGGCGCACCGGACCGACCGGACGGCACCGGAGGTCACAGACGTGGCCGACGACATCGAGACGACGGGCAGTGAGTCCGTCATCACCCCCGAGACGGCACCGGAGACGGCGCCCGAGACGACGGCGCCCGCCAAGGCCAAGGCGCCCGCCAAGGCCAAGGCGCCCGCCAAGGCACCGCGCAAGCGGACCGCCAAGGCACCGGACCCGGAGCCGGTCATCCCGGTCATCGTGGTCCGCCAGTACAACCCATGGACGGCACCGACCGATGCGGCATCCGCCAAGTCGGCCATGACGGACCCCAAGGGGGTCACGCATGAACTGGCGCGGGCACAGGAACGGGTCCGACGCAACATTGCCAAGTACCCGGTGGGGGTCCGCAAGGATGGAACCCCGATCCTGTGGCATGTCGGCATGCGTCGGGCGGAAGCGTCCGGTGCGACAGGCGCCAAGGCAACGGAAGCGCGAGCGGACAATCCGCTTGTGGAAGCGCCCGAGGGTGCGTCATGGCATGACCGGACCGTCACAAAGGTGCTGACGGTGCTCCGCACGGCGGGCGCACCCCCGGCCAAGTCGGCCGAGGTGCTCCGAGACGCTGCCGCGCTCACAGGCTACGGGACCGCTGACGCGACGATGCCCGCCGGTCGGGTCGCGTTCGCACAGGCGCAAGTCGCCAAGTCCACGGCGCGTCCCGCTCGCACGGGTCGGACCGCCAAGTCCGCCTAAGTCAACCCCCGCAACCCATCGCGCCCCCTACGGTCCGACCGTGGGGGGCGCACCCATGACAGGAGAACCCATCATGCGACAGTCCACACGGGACGCGGGACGCATCGGCGCCCTCGTCTCACTGCTACTCGCGGTCGGACTCGCGGGACAGTCCCGCGCCGAGTCGCCAGGATCGCACCCACCGACCGAGGATGACGCGTTGTCGGTCCGGACGATGCGTCAGTCGGTCCGACTGCTAGGGGAGGATGCGCGCCCGTTCTACGCTCCCCGGTCCGATGGGTCGGTCCGCATCGGCGCCCGCACCCCCACGCTTGCGGTCGGTCTGACGGTCGGTCCCGATGGCACCGTCTCACCGCTCACACTCCGGGCGCGCCATCCGTCGCCATGGGTCCGGTCCGCGCTCGATGGCACCCTGCCCGCGTCCACTGTGGCACCGGTCCGATGACCCGCGCGCTACGTCTCGCACAGGCGCGCTACGCGCGTCGTCTCGCGGCCGAGGCAGCGGGACGACGCATCGCGGCCGAGTCCGCGCGCCGTCTGCCGCCCGGTGCGTTCGCCGGTTGTCCGCCCGACTGTGTGTCCTGCCGTCCGCGCACGGCGCCCGCGACCCCCGGACGGTCCCGCTTCACGGTCTGCCCGGTCTGTGGGGTCGCACGCGCCGAGCATGCCGCAGTGATGCGGACTCGCACCCCCTGACGCACCCCATGCGCCCGTAGGGGCGCCCCACGCCGCCAACGCGCCCCCCGCGTCCGTCCGGACCGGGGGGCGCACCCATGCCCGCCACAGGCGCCCACAGACCGCCACAGGGGGCGCACCCCACAGGCGCACCGGGACCGCCACAGGCGCCCGCGACCCCATGGGATGGGTCCGGACCCACAGGGGGGGGCGCATGCCCGCCACGGCGCCCCACAGGCGCCCACAGGGGGCGCACCCCATGCCCGCACCCCATGGCACCCCCACAGGCGCCCGTCTCGCACCCCCACAGGCGCCCACGGCGCCCGACCGTCCCTGATCCTGTGGCACCCCATGCCGGGACCGCCACAGGCGCCCACGGGCGCGCCCGGACGCGCCCACAGGCGCCCGGACGCGCCCGGACGGTCCGACCCATGACCCGAGCCGGGACAGGGGGCGCCCCGGTCCGACCCATGACAGGGCGCCCGTCCGACAGGGGGCGCGCGGTCCGACCTGTTGCGTCCGACTGTGACAGTGAGTGTGGGTCCGACAGTGAGACGCACATAGGCCACGGCGCGCGGTCCGGACAGGGGGCGCATAGGGGGCGCATGGGGCGCCATGTGACAGTGAGTGTGGGACCGACCGTGACTGATATATGTGCTATTGACACTGGGAGTGGGACCGACTTATGTGTATTACCGTCGCACGCACACGCATTGTCAAAAGCGCAACTTTGCAACTCACCCCGCCCCCCCACACACCCCGCAGATGCTTCTACGGCGCCGCCGCTTGATACGGAGCCCGAGGCTAGACGTCTAAATCGCTCATCACTCCTCGAAAAGGACGGTTTTCGTCGTGATATACGCTTTCCCGCATGGAGATGACGGCAAACCGGCCATTGACGCCCCTAGACGACCGAATCTACCGTATCGAGTGTCGCTGCCTGTGCCACAGCGGCCTCCAAGCCCTCAGGTTCTGCCTGAGTTGCCACGGCTACCACATGGTGGAGTACCCGCGAGCTCGTAACCTGAGTCCCTTCCGCGCGCCGACGCCGGTGCAGGTGCTCCGGGTGAAGGCATAACCCATGCCGGGGAGTCGCCGGGGTGGGAGGCAGCCGCTCCCCACCGACTTGAAGATGCTCACCAAGCCCACGGGCGAGGCGCTGCGCGACAAGAGCAAGTACCGCGTCCAAGGCGGGGCCGGAGAGTATGTGGACGCTGGCCCGCTCAAGGGGGACGTGCCACCGTGTCCAGACAGCATTCCCGTGGCCTCCCTCGGGCGCAAGTATTGGAAACTCTACTGGACAGCCGCCGGGAACTGGCTGGCCCAAGCCGACATTCCCGCTGTGGTGCGGCTGTGCGAGCTCCACAACGTCGCCAAGACCCTATGGGACACCATCCAGCGGGACGGCACCGTCCGGGAGAACGCGAAAGAGGGCGGACCGCATGTGGCCCACCCCATGCTGCGGGAATGGGACAACGTGCTCGGCCGTATCGAGCGCATCGAGGACCGCTTGGGGCTGAACCCGACCGAACGCAGCCGCATTCGTCTACAGGTGAAGGAGAGTGAGAGCGCACTCGACCGCTGGCAGCGCGGCCGTCCTACCGGAACCGGATAGCCCGCAGCAGCCCGCGTACGACCGGCCGACGCAGTACGCGGTGGACGTGCTGGCAGGCTCCATTCCGGCCGGTGAGCTCGTGCGCCTCGCATGCCAGCGACACATGGACGACCTCGTACTGGGCGGGGAGCGGGATATCATCTGGGACAGCGACGAGGCCGAGCATGCCGTGGACTTCTTTCCTGCGGCGCTGCGCCACTGGAAGGGGGAGTTGGCGGGCCAGCCCGTCTTCCTCGAGCCGTGGCAGCAGTTCATCATCGGGAGCGCCTTCGGCTGGAAGAAGTGGTCGGAGAAGTGGCAGCAGTGGATTCGTCGCTACAAGTTGGTCTACGTCGAGATCGGGAAGAAGAACGGCAAGACCCTCATCGCTGGTGGCGTGGGGCTCAAACTCGCCTTCTTCGACGGTGAGGGTGGTGCCGACGTGTTCAGTGCGGCCACCAAGCGGGACCAAGCCAAACTGTCTTGGCTCGACGCGCGCATGGCGGTGAAGGCCAGCCCGGACCTGAGCAAGATCATCGGAATCAAAGACTCCACGAGTGTGTTGTACGACACGCGCAGTGGCAGCAAGTTCGAGCCGTTGGGCAAAGACAGCGACAGCAGCCAAGGCATCAACGTCCACGGCGGCATCATCGACGAGTTGCACGTCCATGCCGACAGCGAACTGTGGGACAACATAGAGACAGCCACGGCCAGTCGTAAGCAGCCCATGCGCTTCGTCATCACCACGGCAGGCGTGCGGCGCCAGAGCATCTGGTGGGACGTGCGTCAGGACGTGCTGGCTGTCGTAGAGGGGCGGGCGCGGGACGACACCGTCTTTGGCTACATCGCCACGCTTGACCCCAAGGACGACCCGTGGCAGGAGGCCAACTGGTACAAGGCCAACCCGAACATGGGCAAGAGCGTGTTCCTGGAGGACCTGCGGGAAGCCGCGCAGCGTGCCGAGCGCAGCCCGAGCCGCCAAACCGCCTTTTTCCGCTTCCGCCTGAACCTGCCCACCAGCGCGAGCATTCGCGGTGTCGACATGCGGGAGTGGGAGAAGCGCCCCAACAGCGACCAGCCACGCATAGAACTCGGGCAGGGCTGCTACGGCGGGCTGGACCTTGCCAGTGTCAAAGACCTGACCTGCCTCATTCTGCTGTTCCGCAACCCCAACGACGGCATCTACGATGTGTTGTGCCGATTCTGGTGCCCGGAGGAGGGCATCGCAGAGCGCAGCCGTATCGACGGGGTCCCATATGACCAATGGGTGCGGGACGGGTTTCTCATTCCGACACCGGGGGACGTGACCGACTACTCCTATGTCGAAAAGGAGCTCGAGGTACTGGCAGAGCAGTACGCCATCGGTGAGATCGGGTACGACCGCTGGAACGCCACCCAACTGGTCACCAACCTGACCAACAGCGGCGCCACCATGACCCCCATCTCTCAGACGTACACCAGCCTTAGCGGCCCGTGGAAGGAACTCGAGCGCTTGATCCTAGACGGTATGCTTCGGCACGGCAACCACCCCATTCTTAGTTGGATGGCGGATAACGTCGAGATCGAGCTCGACCCATGGGAGAACGTGCGGCCAAGTAAGCGGAAAAGCAGCGAGCGCATCGACGGCATGATCAGCCTCACCATGGCGGTCGGACGCTGGCTCACGTGGGGTGACGAACCGGGCGTGGGGTACGCGGTATGAGCAATGCACTCGTGAAGGCGGTGGACTGGCCGTTAGAGAAGGCGGCAGCGGTGGTCCGCCAGACATTCCGCTACGGCTACGGGGTGGGCAAGCGGACAGAGCTCATGCGGTGGGCCAAGGGACCCACTTGGTGGGTCGGCCAGACCATGAACCGCACCCGCTACGACTACAAGACCGAGGTGGGGGACGCTGCCACCAACAGCATCGTGGTCGCCACGGTGGGGTGGATCGCCCGGAACTTCCCCGAGGCTCCCGTTCGCATCATGCGGGTGCCCAGTACCGACAGTACGCCGCCCGAGTTCGTGGCGCCGCGCATGACCGGCCCCGGCTACATGCTCAAACTGCTGGAACGTCCCAATCCCTACTACAGCGGCGTGCTCCAGTGGATGGCAACGATCACCGACCTGAAATGCACTGGGAACGCCTACTGGCTCAAGGTGCGGAACAACGCAGGGCGAATCATCGGGTTGTGGTGGCTCCCCTCTTGGCTGACCGAGCCTGCATGGGACGAGCAGCGCAGCGACCAGTTCATCGGCTGGTACGAGTACCAACTCGACGGTATCACGTGGGTGTACCGGCCGGAGGATATCGTGCATTTCCGGCAGGGGATAGACCCGCACAACACTCGTAAGGGCCTCAGCCCCCTCGCGAGCCTGTACCGGGAGGTCTTCACCGACGACGAGGCAGCCAACATGACGGCCAGCCTCATGCGGAACATCGGTGTGCCCGGTGTGGTGCTGAGTCCTGCCAACACCAGCGGGCCGACGGGTCGCTTCAAGGACCCCGAGGAGATGAAAGAGATCTACATGGAGAAGTTCGGCGGCGACAAGACCGGCGAACCATTCATCTCCACCGTTCCCGTCGACCTCAAGGTTGCGTCGTGGTCCCCGCAGCAGATGAACCTGCGCGACCTGCGGAAGATTCCCGAGGAGCGCGTGAGCGCGGTCTTTGGCGTTGCTGCCGTGGTGGTGGGCCTCGGCGCTGGTCTGGACCGCAGCACCTTCAGCAACTTCAGTGAGGCTCGCAAGGCTGCCTACCAAGAAGCCATCATTCCCGACCAGCGGCTCATCGCCAGCGAGATCGAGATCCAACTGCTGCCCGAGTTCGGCGTGATCGACAACTTGGACGTGCAGTTCGACTGGACCGTGGCAACGGCCATGCAGGAGAACGCTGCCGACGTGTGGAAGCGCAACATGGACGCTGCCACCAAGGGCCTCATCACCCGTAGCGACTTTCGCAGGGCGGTTCACCTGCCACTGAGTACGGAAACCGACGATGTGTATGTGGTGGCCGACAACT